GAATATCCGTTTCCGGAATTCGCACATTTCGGCGAACATGCAGTACTAAACAAAGAATTATTTGTAGACAATACTACTGCAGAAACTCTAAACGGAACTTTCGGGTACCAATCGCAATACAGCGAATTAAAATATAAGAATTCATCCGTCCATGGAGCATTCAGGAGCTCACTAAATTTCTGGCACATGGGCAGAATATTTTCACAATTACCGGTACTTAACGATGAATTCATACAATGTAAAAGCGATGCAATCAACGAAAGGATATTTGCAGCGGGCAATACGGAAGATCAGCTATTTGTTCAAATTTATCATAATATTAAAGCTGTTCGTCCATTGCCATACTACGGAACACCTTCGCTTTAGTATAGAATACGACCATGAACAAAATATGCGTTTACGCAAATCTGGCGATACGAGCGAAGCGATTCCCGAAAAAACAAACCAAAACTGGAGCCCTAATAAAAGGCGAAGTTTTAAAAACAATAAAAACATGAAACAAAAAACATCTCATCAAATCATTGGACAACGCCAATGGAACTATAAAGCAAAACCACAACACAAGGAAACTATCCTGGGCAAATCAAAAACAGTCCCAGGAATGTCAATATCAATACATGATTTCCTAATAAAAACAAATTACGGGCAACAGCTGCCCGTTAATAATAACCTGGATTACGGCGACGAATTCGGCGACGAACTCAATCCTCTATACATGCCAAACTTTGACCTAACCGATCTCGATCTCGTAAAGACTCGTGTAGATCAAATTCAAAAAAAGTTGGCAGAACTAAAAAAGGCGGAGCAAACGCCAAAAAAACAGACCATACACAACGAGAAAAAGGAGTCAGGAGCGACTAAGCAAAGTAGCGTAGCGGATGAGCAAAAAGCGACGGACGACGAATAACATCTAAGTATGGTCTTTGAGACGGCTTTTAGCCGTCTCTAAACAACAAAAAAAAAAAAAATGATATACACTATCACTTTAACAACAAAATGGCTTAAAAAGCCTCTCATCCCCCCTTTTCAAAAGGGGGGTTCGGGGGGTTGTCTTATTAATACTCTTGATATATAATAAGACGATTGACGCAAAAGATTAAATTCACATATCTCAAGAGATAGAAAAAAAACGTAGTTTTACATCATCAAAGCAAAATAAAAAATGGGACTCATAGCCGGAATAGGTCAGGTAATAGGTTCCGGAATATCTGCCGGAGCAAATGCAGTAATAGCCAAAAGACAAAGACGTCATGAACAACTTATGTCAGACAAGGCATATGCACAAGACGTACAAATGTGGGACAGACAAAACGAATATAATTCCCCTCCACAACAAATGGCAAGACTAAAAGCCGCCGGTCTAAATGCTAACCTGGTATACGGTAACGGTACCGTCGGCAATACAACCGGGCAAATGCCAAAATATCAAAAATCAGGTTCACCCTACTCCAGGGTAGATATCCCTAATATAGATTATGCAGGTGCGATGTCTGCACACAACAATATAAGAAAATCAAAGGCAGATGCCGACCTAACGGCTGCATTAGTCACCGGTCAAAACATAAAAAACAAATTTAATAACGAGGTTTACCGAACTAAAGTCAATCAGGAGATTACTAATCTCACAAACATGGGTTTCAAAGCAAATAATGAAAGACTAAGGTCTTTCTACTTACAACAAGCAACAGACCTTATGAAAGCCAAAACATCACTCGCATCACAAGAGTCAAATTGGATGCGTCAAGGACTAACAAAATCAGATAGCGTATTATTACGACAATTAGCACCCTTTGGTTCACAAATTAAAAGTGGACTAAAAAATGCCTGGAGTGAAATGATGAATTATAAAAATAAATAATATGGAAAAAGATGCAAATGACTTATACTATGCTTTCAAAAAAGCAAAACCTGAAGAGTATGAAAAATTCAAAAGATTAATATCTGAAACAGATCAGGAAACAAAGGATAGAGTATGCTTAGCCTACTTAATTGAGCATAATATTTATAAAGTCGCTGACAATGCTAATAAACAAAAATAATGTATCCCCTCATCAGCTGGAGATACCATTTACTAATCAAATAAAAAATAAAAATGAAACGAAGAAAAACACGTTACTCAAAAAAAAACCGCAGATTATCTTCAAAGAGAAAAAGAAAATCAGGAAATTCTAAACGCATAACTCGATATGCACCCTCAAGGGGCGGAATTAGATTATAATGGCATGTCTTTCACCAATATATAAAAGCGTCAAGGTAAAAACCGAAAATATAAGAATGCACCTAAATTGCAACAAATGCCCAAACTGTGTAAAATCACGGCGAAACGATTGGACGTTCCGCCTGTTCGAGCATTTAAAAGATAGTAATCAGGCACATTTCGTTACGCTAACATACAACGATAAAAACCTTGTCTATGGTGAAAAACACCCTACATTATACTATCCTGATACCCAGGATTTCTTCAAAAGGCTGCGTAAAATGTCAAAGGCAAAAAATCTCAAATATTACCTGGTTGGTGAATACGGCGACAAAAACTATCGTCCACATTATCACGCAATTATATATAATGTTGAGAAAAAATATCTATTCGATGCCTGGACCAATAATATAGGCTCGAAACGAAAACCTAAATACGAAGCCAAAGGTATTGTACACGTAGGAACTGTTACACAAGATTCAATCTACTACGTTACTAAATACATTCATAAGTCAAAACAAAAAAACCCTCCTGGAACCGAAGATCAAAGGTCTTTAATGTCAAAAAACTTAGGATACGGCTACATAAAACGTACGAGAGCTTATCACCAGGATACTGAAAACACCTTTGTTACAAAACCAGGAGGATATAAACAAGCTCTCCCAAAATACTATGCAAAAAAAATTTGGGACGACAATACAAGACGTGTTATCTACAACAATGCTAACATGCAAAGATTAAGACAATGGTCTATTGACACGTATCTTAACTTAATCACTCCGGAAAATTTTAAATTCATGCACCCAATACACGCTCTCGCAGTCAAAGAATTGACTGATCAGGAAAACAAAAAACTCGAATATCTCGAATACATAAATTCAAAAAAAGCAATCTCTAAAAAAGTTTAAAATGAGTAAACTATTCACAACAGTAAAAGCAAATCATCCGAGAAAATCGGCGTTCGATTTATCACATGAACGAAAAACTACATGTAAAATGGGACAATTAGTCCCAATACTCTCCGACGAAATAATGCCTGGAGACAAATTTAACATCAAATCGGAAGTCATGGTAAGACTTGCGCCAATGTTGGCGCCGGTAATGGCACGTGCAAATGTATATATTCACTATTTCTTCGTACCCAACCGCCTAATATGGTCAGACTGGGAAGATTTCATAACAAACCAGGGTAACGTACCACTCGCCCCAACACAAAACTTAGCATCAGTAACGGAGGGAAGCCTATTCGATCACTTAGGCGTTCCTCCTGGCGACTATTCAACCGGTGAAACTCTCACAATTAATCCATTAGTAGCAAGAGCTTACTATCAAATATGGAACGACTATTACCGAGATCAAAATCTCGAGACTGAAATGGACGTTGAAGCCGGAATACCTGGTACCAGAGCATTAAAATTACGTGCATGGGAGAAAGACTATTTCACAAGCGCTCTCCCTAATACCCAGCAAGGATCTCCCGTCGGAATTCCGGTTAATGCTAACTACATCGAAACTGGTTCCATAGCAACCCACACAGATGGTTCATTCGCAGATGGTCCCTTATCTTCAACATCCGGAGCAATACATGATAACAACGAAGATGTAATTATCAAAAACCTGGTAGATGGTTCTGAAATGAATATCGATATCAACGAATTCAGGATGGCTAACTCACTCCAAAAATGGTTAGAACGACAAATGCGTTCAGGTAGTCGATATATCGAGAGTCTGTTAGCCCACTGGGGCGTAATTTCAGACGATGCGAGACTTCAACGCGCTGAATTTTTGGGAGGAGGAAAAACACCTATACAAATTAGCGAGGTACTATCAACATTCGAAAACGATACCGTAGCACAAGGACAAATGACCGGACACGGTTTAGCTGTCGGTCAAACATCTCGAGCAAATAAACGATTCAAGGAACACGGTTGGTTAATGGGTATAATGTCAATAATGCCGCGAACAAACTATGTCAACGGCGTACACCGATCACTATTAAGACGGGACGCATTCGAATATCCGTTTCCGGAATTCGCACATTTCGGCGAACATGCAGTACTAAACAAAGAATTATTTGTAGACAATACTACTGCTGAAACTCTAAACGGAACTTTCGGGTACCAATCCCAATACAGCGAATTAAAATATAAGAATTCATCCG